ATTTGCTTGATGCTGTTGTATACTCTGCATACGAGCAATTAATGTAGCCCATTGTGTTGCAGTTACAGTATTACTAGCAGCAACAGTTGGCACAGTTGAGCTTTGTCCATAGCCACTATTACCGGATCCAGTACCCCACAATGTATTAACACTGGATGCGAATCCGTTATAATCTGTAGCTTGAATTAATCCACCTGAACTGTAGGCCATCGTACATTCCCGTTATTAGTATTTATATTTAATGTTTTCCAACTATGATCTCAATATTTCCAACTTCAACTGAGTTATAGTTTTCCAAAGCTTTACCAATTATGCTACCCGGAGTTGGAGAAGCAATAGAAATAGCAACACCGGGAATGTCACTTGCTGTTAATAAATCACCCCTGCGTATATTTCCCATAACTTTACATGGAACACGACCTACTAAAGCTACTGCAACACGAGGACTATCACAATTATCATTCATCAAATACGCCGGGTTAGTTGAAACAACACCCATTACCATGGTAGTTCCTACTAAATTAGCAGCAGTAACTTCAGCGTCTCCGCCAATCATAACAACTGTACCTGGAGCATAATCTGCATCGCTAGTATAATATTCTGCTAAGTCAGCGTACTTTGCTGTAGTTGCTGTATTAGCAGTACCAGTTGTGTTTTGATTAAGAATTGGGAAGCTTGCTGTAGAAACTGACCCAATTACTGCTTGTACATTTGCAGCAGATAAATTAGTAACATAAGTTGCTGCACTAGCTGTTGTAGCAGAAGTAGCTGATGTTGCAGATCCAGCAGTTGTAGCTGATGTTGCATTACCTGATAAGCCACCAACAAATTGACCTGCTACTATAGTCATACCCGTTACTATATTAGTTAAACCTGCATAAGTTGTTTTTGCAGTGAAAGTTTGGCTGCTGAGTACAGCAACATTAACACCATCTACAACAATTCTAGCCACTTGATGTGCTGTATTAGTATTATCTGAGATAGTATCATATACAATTGGTGAAGTAGCAGCAACAGCTGGTCCAATAACGACCCAAGTACTTCCGCTATAAACTTTCAATTGAACATTAGTTGTATCCCACCATAAATCACCTGGATTATGACCAGTTGGGGTTGGAACCCCGACTATAATATTAGCTATTCTATCAAAGGTGCTGCCGTTATAAGACTTTAATGTATTTGCAGTTGTATCATACCAAAGTTGTCCAGTTACAACACCATTTGGCTGAGTTGTTCCTGCAAAATTTTGCATTAGATTTACAAGATCTTGTGCAATCAACTGCCCGTAATTTGGAACATTCTTTCCAACTAATGTCAAGCTTGTACTAGTATCTGAGACACCAGTAGCTATAGCAATAGGAGAACCGTTAGTAACTGAAATATTATAAGTCATAATAACCCTTGGCTTATTAATATTTATTAATTAGAAACATGAACACAGATTGAGAATTATCTACTTTCCGGCAACCGTAAGTCATTTTTCTGTACTAACCTTTTATGATATTTACTATTCTTGAATTAGGCTCTAATGCAATAAATTCGTGTAGCTGATTAGCATCCCAATCTAATACATCACCAGCTTTTGAAATTATATCATAACCTTCACCATGCACTCGAAAAGAACCTCTAGCAACAATTGTTATATGTACATCTGTTTCAGTATGTTTGTGCATTGCAAGTGTGTCATTGATTTCGGGAAAATCAAAAACAGTGCCATTTAACTTACCAAGTTGTAGTGGCGTCAATTGCAGCATTATTAAATTACTTTTGGTCCGCTATTGTTACCGGAGCTGGCTGTATTTGCTGATACTCTTGGTACATACACACCAATTGGTCCTGCTGAATTAGCTAAAATAGATTCATAGATAGCAACACCGTGCGGTTCAATATCATTAGCACTGGCAGTAAATGGTAGCTCCACAGCAACAGTAGAAAATTTAACGATGCAATCAATGACCTTTCCGTCTTCGCTTGCATACACTGGATTTTTAATATATTCAACTTCACTCATTATTTTTTTCCTTAAGCTATTCTAATCCAAAGAGAAATGGGAGGCCCGAAAGAGCAACAAGTATGAAATGATTCCCCCATAAGTTGCCAAGTTCCTGACGTCGAAATACCAGTACCTCCAGTCCCTGCTACAGCTGACCAATAAAGATCCGATCCTGCTTTTGTTGCTCCCGGTCCTAGCGATGCGCCAGATGCTTCAAGCAAAAAACCATAAGTTCCAACTGCACCAGCTGTTGTTACGAGTGAGATAGTGCCACTCGTTGTGATGGTTCCGCCGGTTAATCCTGTACCAGTCGCAATTGAAGTAACTGTACCGTTGCTACTAGTAGCTTTTGTTGTTTGCGTTGTACCATCAGGAAATTTAAATCCACCTGAAGTTGATTCAACCACGCCTGCAACAGTTAATTTTGAACTCGGCGATGTAGTACCAACGCCAACATTGTTGGTAATGTATGCATTACCAGCAGTTAAATTACCAGCATATGTTGGCAAGTAACTAGCAACATTAGCATTACCATAATTACTAGCACTGGCTGCTGCAACAATAGTCCTTGCATCAATGATATCAGTTGAAGTCGGCGCCTCAGATAATGTTAATTGATTGCCCGATACTGTATAGCTTACGGTTGGAATCTGCACAAGACCATTGACCATTATTACTGCACCAGCAGTTGTAGTCGACTGCGATAGCGTAAATGTTGCAGTTGAACCGTCGCCTGTAAATTGGTCAGATGTAACAACGGTTCCTGATATGCCCGAAGCAGATAGATAAGCAGCTACTTGTGTATTGCCATAATTACTACTGCCGCCACTGGTAAATGCAACACCATTTGCATAATAATAATTGTTACTATAAACTGCTGTTACTGCATTAAGATTTCCAGCTTTTAAATTTCCTGTTAGAACAATATTATTAGCATATTCAGTCTGTGTTATTGTTTCGTAATTTACACTTGTGATATTCCCAGTAACTGTTAAATTACCAAATACACTAATATTGCCAGCTAATATGTTGCCGGTATATGTTGGCAAATAAGCAGCAACATTACTATTGCTATAAATTTGACTTTGAAGAGTTGAAATTGCTAAATTAGCTGCTACTATATTTGCATTAATTGAATTAATACTTGTTGTCTGACTAGAAATTACACTATTGGCGGCAGTAATATTACTATTGATAGTGCTGACATTTGTCTGTAAGTTACCTAACCAAATATTAGCAAATGACTCATATGCACCAACATTTGATTGTAGTGTTGATATTGATAAATTAGCTGCTACTATATTAGCATTAATAGTGCTGACATTTGTCTGTAAGTTACCTAACCAAATATTAGCAAATGACTCATATGCACCAACATTTGATTGTAGTGTTGATATTGATAAATTAGCTGCTACTATATTTGCATTAATTGAATTAATACTTGTCGTATGTCCAGAAATTACACTGTTAGCGGCAGTAATATTACTATTGATAGTACTGACATTTGTCTGTAAATTACCTAACCAAATATTAGCAAATGACTCATATGCACCAACATTTGACTGTAGTGTTGATATTGCTGAGTTAGCAGCAGACATATTAGCTGCCAATTGAACTACTGTTGCAAATCCACTACCTGTTTGAATACCAGCAATTGCTGCATTTGCAGCAGCAATATTAGCATTAATAGTGCTGACATTTGTCTGTAAGTTACCTAACCAAATATTAGCAAATGACTCATATGCACCAACATTTGACTGTAGTGTTGATATCGATAAATTAGCAGCAGTAATATTACCATTGATAGTACTAATACTTGTTGTATGTCCAGAAATTACACCATTGGCTGCTATCACATTTGCATTAATTGTATTAATACTTGTTGTGTGACTAGAAATCACGCTATTAGCAGAAGAAATATTTGCATTGATCGCAAGTATTGTAGAATCAATTCCTGCTGCCAAATAACTAGCAACATTTGAATTAGAATATGTTGATGATCCACCGCTACCACTAGTAAATGGAGTACCATTACCAAAATAAAAGTTATTGGCGTATAAAGTGTTAATAGTAGCTGAACCATTAACCGTTAATGTATTGCCAGGTAAAGTTGTATTAATACCAACACGACGATTGCTTACATCGAAATACATTAAATTGCCATCTACTACAAGATCAACCCCGTTACGAGCAAGATTGTCTTTTAGCATGGTACCGGCAACTTTTCCCAATACGCTCATGAATATTCCTAGTTTATATTATTTATGGCTATCGGAAGTTGTAAAATTAGTTTGCGTCAGTTGAGGCAAAATTATGAAATACAATTACACTTTGCCCACTTGGAGGAGCATTGTAGAATGTAATTTGATTTCCTGTTAAACTATATGCATCATCCGGATTTTGATTTACGTTACCAACAAACACGATAATAGTTTGAGTTGATATAGGAGTTTGAGTTAATGAAAATGTAGTTGTAACTCCATCGCCGGTAAATGTATCTTTAATTATATTAACTGTTCCAATAATAGCCAACTGCTTCCAAGCATTATAATAAATTTCAAAACGACTGAGATCAGTATTATATCTCATTTGCCCATTAATAGGATTGCTGGGTCTATCAGCAGTAGCGCCAGATGGAATCTGAATTGCTGAACTTCCTGTCTTAATCGCATTGTTTTTAAGTAAGTTAGCCATTAGAGTGTAATGTATCCTACAGTTGTAGTGATCGAAGTATTAGCGTTAGCATTAGCATAGATAGCATCACCGTTGCTTAAAATCATTTTTTCGCTTGCTACTACTAGTGTATCCGAAGAAGTTATAGCATAGTTACTATATACTTGATTATTTGCATAAGCAGCACCAGCAGCACTGGGAACAAGATATAGATTAACAGTTTTAGTTGTTCCGCTAGTATTGCAGAAATACAACAGATTAACTACTGTAGATCCAGAGCTTGTATAAACTGCTGTTGGTGTAGTAGTTAGAACTGTATTTAAAATTGCCATTTTTTATTTCCTTAACCAAAAATTATTGAGTAAACTAAAGCTTTAGCCTTAGTTGCTAATTCATCTGATGTGTTACTATTTACAACAAATAGTCCGCTACCACCAGATCCTGGGGTATTAGCAAGTAGCTGTACAGTACTAGCTACATTAGTAGGAGTTGATCCTGTTTGATAATCCATCTTAAGAACATCTTTAAGATATGTAGTTCCTACACCAGCTGCATTTAATGTTAAATCTCCAGATGAAGTAGAAATAATATTAATATTAGAAATTAATGTTGTGCCAATTTGAACATTGCCATTGGCAACAAAGTAATTAAAATTGTTGCTACCAGCTAGGATAGTAGAATTATTAAACTGAATATTATTTGTGCTGCCGCCAGCTGATGCTGTTCCGCCAGATGCTCCCCAAAATACGCCATTGCTATTAGAAGTTAATACTTGGTTGTTTGTTCCTTTTGAACCACTGGCATACAGAGGCCCATTAACAGTTAAATTACCAGTAATAGTTTCATCTTGATTGATGATTTCGGTATTAACTGTTGTTGTGGTGCCCGCAACCTGTAAATTGCCATGTATAGTTAATACATTAGCGTAGATGTCATAATTACCAGTAACTCTTTTAATGCTAGCCATTCTAACTTCCAATTATAATGTATTTATAGTCGTGACAAGAGGCTGAACATTGTCAGCCTCTTGAAATAAACTATTAAGCTCCAGGGATACGAACAGTTGTACTAGTTGGATTGTTAAATGTCCATAGATATCTGTTATTACTGAAATCAGTTACAAACTTGTTAGTTAAGTTTGAAGCGTAGCTGGCAACATAGAAAGTTGAAGCTGCAACATTAGAAATAGTCTGACTACTAAATGATACGTTAGCATTTGCTAAACCATTTGACACTGCATAGCTAGTAACTGTGACATTGCCAGTAATACCAGTTGAAGTGATACCTGCTCCACGAATGAACTGACCAACAGTTGGAGTTGCTGGACCAACAAGTGTGCTAGTTGCAAATGTAATATATGCGTAAGTTGTTGCTCCTCCAACATATGAATTTGCATTACCAGTAAATGAAGCAGTATCGATTGCAATATTCATCTGACCTGCTGCTAAGTTAGCCTGAGGTAGATTAACTAAAGTGCATTGACCTTTGAAATTTGATCCATCTTGTACTAAGAACTTTGCTGCACCTTTTTGTGCTAAAATGCTACCGGCACCAGCTGAACTGCCAGCAACGAATACGTTTGGGCGAACTTGTGTTCCGCCGCCTGAAATTGAAGTAAGACCACCAGTACCACCAACAACATTGTTAGTGTCAAAATACTGGTTTACTGTAGATGATTTCTGAATTTTAAACTTTGCCATTTATTTTATTCCTTTAAATTGCGACGTTCTATGTCGCCCGAAGTGGCTTGCTCCGAGAGTTCATTCGAACAAATATATTTATGTGGTGCTTGCATATACCGCAGAGTTAGCTGTACCAAAACTACTGTATTTTATCTGACTTGTTCTATTAGTACCAACTGAAAATGAAGTATTAGAACCACTTGTATTATTTTGAGTCACACCAAGATTCAATGTTCTGTTGCTAACGCCAGAAGTATTTGTTGCCATCACTGTTACTATTTTGCCAGGAACAATATTACCTAATACTACTGTAACCGTTCCACCAATTGTAAAATGCACCATGTCGTCATTGATCATATCAATGTTTAAACTACCACAAGTTATGCAGGGGCTGAACCGTTGTATCTAGTTAGCCAATAGCTGGCATTTTGATAATGTTCAATAGGTGTAAGTGCTCTTTTATAACAGTGTGCTGCTGCTATATCACCAACAAATCCAGGTGATGTTTGTGTAGCAGCAATAACCGGTGTAGTAGGATTTTGACCAACTGCAACAGTGGCACTAACACCGGACAGAACGCCATTTACATATAATTTCCACCCGGTGCCAGTATCAAATGAAACACTAACATAATACCAAGTGTTAAGGCTTTCAGTTCCTACATTTTGAGCTACGTCAGTGTAAGTAGAAATATAATGATTACCAGCACAGAAGATGTTTTGACCGTTGTTGAACCAGGTTGTGTCTCTAGCTTCAACAGTGCATTGCAGATAACCTGCACCAAACGGAGCAAGACTTGTATTGTGTCCGCGAATTACAGCACCTTTACTATAGCTAACACTGGCATTCATTATAGCACTAGGTGCTCTTGCCCAACTAGTACCAGAAGTTGTAAAATATGCTTGATTGGTACCAACACCAGTAGTACTAGGTGCAGTAGGAGTTACACCACCAACACCAGTATAAAAAGTAAAAACATAACCATTACTGCTACTATCTGTCCAAGTTGTTGCGGCTGCTGAATAGTTCTGCATATCAAGATTATATAATAAACTATCGCTTATGATAGCATCATAACTTTTCATATTCCAGTTACCACTAATATTCCACCCGTTTGGTATAGTAAATGACATTATTAATCCTTAAAACGGTTTGACTGATGAACTTTGTGTTATAGTTCCGTGTGAAGTAACTGTTTGTATACCAGATGCATCTGTAGTAATAGAGTTTCCTAGCATTAAATATTTTGTATTTGTAACTGTTGTTAGTGCAGCACTTGGTACTGAAATACTTGTTAGTGTAGGATCATAAACATTAGATCCAGTCACAACTCTCAAATTGGTCATATATCCGCCAGCAGGCCAGTTTTGACCATAATAAGTACCAATATTCAATATATTGCCGCCACCTGAATTATAGTTAATAGCATCTGTGACAATGCCGGTAGAACTTCTAGCAGCAGAGCCTCCTGGAGTTTTTCCAAGGAATAAGGTAGATTGGCTACTACCGTTTCTTGTCAGTGCGAAATAATACCAAGTGTTAGCACTCATGGTAGGAACTGTGTAACTAAAAGCACCGCCACCGCCATATGAGTCTGTGCTAAAAGTAGTTGAGTTTGTAACAAATAAACTCATTGGCCCGTTAGGGGTATTAAAGTTTCCTAAAATACCATAGGCGCTGGTAAAGTTAGGCAAGTATATCCAACCTTCTATAGTATATGCTCCGCTGCCCATGGTAAATCCAGGACTTAAACTCAAGAATGAGCCACTTCCATTTGAGCCGCCATTAAACGCTAAACTGCCAGCCAATCCAGGCTTATTGTCAACGACATATCCAACATTAGCAAGAGTTAGCCCCGATATAATCATGTTACCAATCAATCCGAATTTGACGTACCCAAAGATTAGCATTGCTGCCGCTGGTATATCCGCCTACTCCAAAATAGTTACCTGCTGGGGTCCAGCTGGATATGTTTACCGATCCTTGATATATATCGTTTAGATATACCTCTAACATACGATTGCCATTTTGTATTCGACGTATCATCACCGTCATATTATAGAAACTATTGTAACTGGCATTCCAAAGAGTAACACCGGATGTTATATAGTTGCCGCTGCCAGTATAAGGAATATTGTATTGTGTACCAGCAACATATACTTCAAATTGGTTAGCACTGCTATAAAAGTGATTCATAACTGCTATACCACCAGATGTATTATTAGTGTTGGGATTAGACTGTGCCGCTGCGTTTGCTCCAAAATAAATCCATTGTCCGTCTGCACCAGTGCCGCCGCCAGCACCCAAACTAGCAGTTATAGTCATATCATAGTTATAGTTGACTGTACCACTATTCCAGTTGATGTAACCATTCACTGAGTTAGAATTTGGAGTTAGTTTTAATCCATTTACTTGTGATGGATCCCATGAAGCATACCCGCCAACTGTTCCAGCAGGACTGAAGGAAGACACAGATGCATTAGAATTAGCTTGCCAAGTATCCCATAAGAAACGTGTTCTAGGTCCACTTGCTCCAGTTACTATAACATTGCCTGCGTTGATGTTGCCAGACATATTGATTACAGAGTTTGCATTTGGTAATTGTATATTACCATTTGTAGGAATAGTTAAGTTGCCTGTATTATCAAAGAGGAAAGAATAACTACCAGCAACTAAAGTAACATTACTACTTGTACCGTAGATATTTCCAGATTGTAAGTTTGCTTGAATACCTACCAATGCCGATCCATTACCAACAAAGTAATTGGCTGATATATTACCGGTGGTAGTAATTGGATTAGCATTGCTCATATATACGTTACCGTTTGGATAGATAACCATTTGTGCAGCATTGCTATTATAAAAACTTAATGGTAGATAAACGCCACTGCCATTAATACCACTGCCTAACTGTACATCAGTATTAGCATTAGTGGCCATAAAGATCTTACTGGCGTTATTTGCATTTGAACTGTTTAATGCTTGCCAACTTGCACCAGTGCTAGTTCCACTTGGAAGAGCATAGATGCCAGTTGTACTATTAGCTGTCAGAGTTTGAAATGCAGTTCTATAAGCAAATGTACTATTAGTAAAATCACCAAGAACATAGCTGTTACTTGGCATTACGATGTTTCCTGGCACAGTTACGTTACCATCGTATTGACTAAATGACCAATAATATGCTTTGCTGCTGACTACGTTAGGATTATAATTTGATAAAATAACAGTAGAACCAAGACCACCTGGCACAGTTAAGACATCACCATTTTTATATCCAGTACCAGGATTAGTTACTGTAATTGTTGTGATATAACCGCCTGTTGAACTATACGATGCGAGCATTCCACTGCCACTGCCACCTGTCAATGATTGGTTAGTATAAGGAGGACTGTTATATCCACCTGCAATTCCATATAAAGTAAGAACGTTATATACACCATATGTGCGTATATTCATATTAGTGCTGGTACCTGCTAGTATGTTGCCATTTGCAGTGAGAAGTATATTACCTACATTGACATTGCCTGTGTAAGTTGGCAAATAACTTGCTACGTTAGCATTAGAATATGTACCAGGTATTGTAGTTGCTAGTGGTGCGTTGTTGTTATACCAATAGTAACTATTAGCATACATGTTTGTATTTGCTATCATATTACCAGCAATTACATATCCAGTACCACTGATATTTCCCGAAGCACCACTACTTAAAGATAGATTTCCTGCAGATAGGTTACCGTTATAAGTTACCAAATATGCAGCAACATTACTATTGCTATAATTTGAGCTTCCCCCAGTAATACCAGTTAGATAATAACCATTACCTGTAAAGAAAGCAGCATTACTATTACCAGAATATATTGGTAGATATCCTGAAACATCTGTGTTACTATAAGTTGAACTTCCCATAGTAATGCCAGTTAGATAATACCCATTCCCTGTGAAGAAAGCAGCATTGCTATTACCAGCATATGTTGGCAAATATGCAGCAACATTTGAATTAGCATATGTTGTCTTAGTTGCAATTACACTATTAGCTGCTAAAATATTTGCATTAATTGTATTAATACTTGTTGTATGACCTGCTATCACAATATTAGCTGAAGAGACATTTGCATTAATAGTTGATATTGCTGAGTTAGCTGAGGAGACATTTGCATTAATAGTTGATATTGCTGAGTTAGCTGAAGAGACATTTGCATTAATATTTGTTATGTTGCTACTCAAATTAGCTAAAATACTAACTCCATTACTAAAGAAATAATTTGGAGCAGTAACATTACCGCTGGCAATTATGCTATTTGCATATTCAGTTAAACTAACAGTTTCATAATTTACTGAAGTTATGTTACCTAATACTGACAAATTACCACTAATTGTTACATTACCAGCAGTTAAATTACCTGTATAAAATGATAAGAAAGTTGCAACATTAGAGTTACTGTAAGCAAATGCGCCGCCAATTAAATTAACTACTGTAGTATTCAATGAACTTACATTGGAAGTTAATGTGTTGAGTATATTTGCTTGTACCGCAGCATTTGAATAAAGTGTTGTGATATCTGTTGCTTGACTAGATGCATTGCTGGTTAATGTAGCAAGGTTAGAAGCTTGTGTAGCAGCATTTGAATATAAGATTGTTATATCATTTGCTTGACTTGCTGCATTACTAGTTAATGTCGATATCGCTGCATTAGCTGCTGTGATATTAGCAGTCATTGCTGAATTAAGTGAATTTGCATAGTTAGTAACAGAAATTATTGAAGAATTTGCTGCTGTGATGTTTGCATTAATTACATTTATCTGTGTTGCCTGTGTACCAGCATTAGCATATAAATTAGCAATATCAATTGATTGAGTTGCTGCATTAGCTTGCAGTGTGGAAATAGCAGCATTAGCAGCAGTTATTTGAGCAGTATTAGCAAATCCAGTACCGGCATTAATCGAAGCAACTACTGCTGATAATGTCAACATTGAGTTGTTTAAACTAGTTAAACTATTTGCTTGTACTCCGGCATTTGAATAAAGTGTTATAATATCATTTGCTTGACTATTAATATTTGATTGTAGATTGCCAAACCAAATATTAGCAAATGATTCATATGCATTAATATTTGAATTCAGTGTACTAATAGCACTGTTAGCAGCAGTTACATTTGAGTTTATACCAGCTAATAAATTAGTTTGAGTTGCTGCATTTGAATATAAGATTGTTATATCATTTGCTTGACTTGCAGCATTTGCAGTTAATATGCTGATAGCACTATTTGCTGAATTAATATTAGAATTAATTAATGCAATTAATCCAGATTGAGTTGCTGCATTTGCATATAATGTTATTATATTACTATCTGTTGGCAAATAAGCAGTAACATTACTATTAGAATATGTACTCGATCCTACATTTAATGCAGCAATAGCAGCATTAGCTGCTGAAACATTAGCATTAATTAATGAAATTAAATTAGCTTGAGTCGCTGCATTTGAATATAAAGAAGTAATGCTGTTTGCTTGAATACCAGCATTAGCATTTGCAGCAGAGATATTGGCATTAATTAATGATATTAATCCGGCTTGTGTAGATGCATTACTATAAAGAGCTAGAAGATTAGCTGATTGTATAGCTGCATTAGCTATCAATGATGTAATTGTACTGTCAGTTGGAAGATATGATGCTACATTACTATTGCTATAATGGGAGAACGCTGCAACATTTGCAGTAATAACACCATTAACGTCAATAACAATAGTTGCATTGTCAATCTTAACACCACCTAATGTAGCAGTGTTTGCCACTGGCAATGTATATTTGCTATCAGGGCTTGCATCAACCCACGTATTTTCAAAAAATACGAATAATCTACCATCAGTTGGATCGTACCATAATGTACCAGAAGTTGGCAATGGTGGCGGAACATTACTTGTTAAAAGAGTTGCACCAATTAATTCATGACCACCAGGAGTGACGCCATCCATAACATATGTGCGTCCTGTTTCATCATCAACGACTAATTCACCGTCGTGTCCAACGAATATGTTTAATGGAAGTCTTCCAATTTTACCGTAATACCGTCTTAGCATTGTGCATGATCCCAGCGTATTATATATTTAACTGAATTTGACTTTTTCTAAAAGCATAGCTGGTATGTGTGCAGTGCAGCATAGTTTCAGTTGCTATTAGGGTAAATATCCTGTATATTAATAACAAGGATGAAGAAAATGATAACATATTTGAATTATTTTACAGATGCATTTTATAATAGTATCAATACTTTGTTCAACTCAGTTGACAAGGGCATCAGAGCACGTCGTGCATATGATGAATTGAACAAATTAAATGATCGTGAATTGCAAGATTTAGGATTAAATCGTTACGATATTACACGAGTTGCTTTCGAAAGTGTTAAGTCACAGGCTTTTAGATAATTTTTGCATTTGTCGCCGTGGTATCTCGCATAGATATTGACGGCGACATTTTTTTGGCAATGAGGGCAAGTCTTTCTTTCCCTTTTTGAACCTCTAATAGCATCTGCTTTTTTACGAATCGTTTCAGCATCCTGCTTTCTTCCAAATGCTCGTTCTCGCATTTTTTGTCTAGTTTCTTCATTATGAGATTTACCAAACATACCATTCTTTTCACCACGATTTGATTCCGCCATTTTTTCTAACCATTCTTTACTAAATGGTGGTCGTTTTCTTCCCGTTTTTGCTTCACTTATTTTGCGTCTTGACTCTTCTTTTTTCGCAGGATTTTTATTGCCTTTATTCATCTCACTTCTAAATGCACGTAATTCATCACTAACAGGTCTATTATACATGGGATTGTTTATACCACTTACTCTTTCACTTTGTAACTTTGAATATGCTTCTTTAAGGTTTTCATATACTCTGGCAGTTATATAATTATTATAACGCTGCTGATTTGGATTTTCAGCCTTCATCATTCTTAAGGCATAAATCATTTTCGTTCTGAATTCACCTTCATATATCTTGGTCAATAACCAATGACATATAAAATGTTCCCTTGCTGTTAAATTGACTAGGTTGTCTTTTTCATCAGAACCTCCCAAACTTTTTGGAATTATATGGTGCTTCTCACTATACCCATTCAATGTTCTGTTTTTTGCATTAGAAGTTATTAAATTATACCAACGATTGTATTTGTTCATGTATTTATTTATACATTAGTTAATTCTAAATAACAATATTTTCCCAATAAAAAAAGGGGCACAAGGCCCCTTTAGTATTATTTTATTGACTTTAGATATTAACTAAAGGCAAGGTTACTCACAGATATTTCTGAAAGATAGTCACCTGCGTTGCCAAAAGATGAAGCAACGTTCGTGAGCTCAATGTAGCCATATCTCGTCATAAAGCCAACTACTGGTTCGAAAGTTGATGGATCTAGTACAACACCACTTGACATTAGAGGAATGTATGGGCAGTAGAATGCAGCAGCATCAGCTTCTGAAGTTCCCTTATAACCAACTAGTACTGGGATAGTGTCGTCAGCATAGCTGTCAACATAAACACGCATTGCGCCATTTAGAGTACCAACAAACTTAGTGTTAGTTGGGGCTTCAAATGAACCTTCAGTAGTACGAGCAAATGCTGAAGTAGTTGCACTCTGTAGAACTGTTAGAACAGTTGGAGAAACAACACACCAGTTACCAGCACCACGACGTGTACGCTGAGCAATTACGTTTGCAGCCTTGTTGATTAGAACTGCTAGAGCAGCATGTTCGTCACCAACGAATGTTGCAGTACCTGAAACAGTAGCCTGGTTGAATGTATATTCGCTTAGGGCTAGTGAACGTAGGCTGTATAGGATTTCCTGATCGATTTCAGCAGTGATTTCCTGGGCAAGAGCTGCCATGATTTCTGCTTCAATATCAAGACCATGCATTGCCTGTGCGTCCTGAGCTGCTTCAAAAGTCCAGCGAGCTGATAGCTTGCGAGTCTTAGCTTCTACAGGCTGCTTCAAGATCTGCACGTTCAAGCGACGACCTGGAGTACCTTCCATTGAACCTGTGGTTGCTGCAAGACCAGTACCAGTTGCACCAGGAGCACTACCAGAGTAGCCTGAAGCAATCTTGAATGGACTTAGAGCTTCGTCACCGACGTTAGCACCAGTAGCAAACTGACCTGAGCCACTGCTAGTGAAGCCGTCTGCATAACGAACACGTAGAGTATGGATCTGTGCAACAGGTCCAGTCATTGGCTGAACACCAACGATTTCGTTAGCAATAACAGTTGGCATAACACGACGGATAACTGGTAGGATAACACGGTTTAGTGTTGCTACGTTACCTGATGCAGTGCCACCAGCAGTTGCACTTTCTGCCAAATACTTCTTTGTATTCTCGAGCACAATGCTCATTGATGTTTTACGATTGCCGGATAGACCTTCTAGCAAAGCTGCCTTAGTTTCGTTCCAACGTCCTTCTAGTAATTCTTGTGACATTTTAAATTTTCTCCATTATTAGTTTGTTTTAAGACCAGCTAAACGACGCATCTCAATGATATTGTTGTTTAGGGAGTCAGTGGTAGTTGGTCTATTTCCAGTTACGGCAATCTTAGATTCTGCGATCACAGTCTTCTGTGGAGCAGCAGCATGTCCTTCCATGACAGGATTTAGATACTTTTTAAATGCGGCCTCTAAGCGATCAGTTGGAGTTGATTCCAAGAGTTGCTTCATGACGTTGGCCTTCTCTTTGCTGAGTGGCTTCATTAGTTCGTCAATCTTACTATTACGCTCAATTGCTTCATTAATTCTACGGATCTCAGTTTCCTTAGCCTTTGCACTAGCTTGGGCTAATTCTGCTGCTTCACGAGCTTCCACAATCTGACGTTCCATCTTTTCAACGGTTAACATCATCTTTTTAAGTTCGGCACGCTCATTTAAATGTGTAGCAGTGAATTCTGTTGCAAAAGCTTCGAAAATTCTACGTCCGAAATTATTTTCTTTTGCTTCCTGAATGTCTTCTTTCAATTGCTTGAGTTCTGTACGTAGGGTTTGATCAGTTACTTGCTCAACTAGAGCTGAGCTACGCTGAATGAATTTCTCACTCAATGACTTCAACTTAGCTTTACCTTCTACAACTAGCTGTACTTTTGCACGAGCCAAATCTGCCTTATCTTCAGCAAATTCAACAATCTCCTTACGAAGACTTTCTGTTACATAGTCATCTAGTTTTGCTGTTGCTGATTTAATAGCAGCACGATCAGAGTGTAGTTCAGCAATTTCCTTTGCAAGAGCTTCGTTTAAGAAGTCTTCAAAGTTTGCGGCCTTAGCCATCATTGCTTCAGTGAACTTTACACGATCTTGAGCAATAGAAGCACGTTCAGCAGCAATCTTTTCGACTTCTGCTACAAGTGTTTCTGATACCATACGATCCAGAGCTTCAACCATTGTTGACTTATCGTGTTCATAACGACTTGCCATTTCTTCACGGATTTCTGCACGAATAGTATCACGAGCTTCATCTAACTTGGAATTCCAAGCAGACTCTAGAACTTCGCGAGTTTCTTCGTTCAGGATACCGTTGTCTATTAATGGTTTTAATGCTTCGAACATTATATTCTCCTGAATCTTATCTAATCTTTAATTCGTTGATTAATCTTGCCACTTCACTAGCAAGATACTTTTGTGCTTGTCGATCATTGTTTAAATCTTTAGCTATTTCTAATACACGGTGCCCGCCCTGCATGTTCATAAGACCTTCATAAACAGCAGTTGGATATGCACTTGGTGCACTAGGTTGTGCTACGATATCAACAGTAACAATATCAAAATTGCTAACTGTTCCGCTACCTTCATTAACGTCACCACTTCCGCGGCTGCTAACTCCGAGCTTTACACCAGCATTTAACATTTCACTTACTATCTTACCCATTGGTGTAGGCAAGATTTTCATTTTGCCGCAGCCCTTTGCGCCATCTAACCACATCTCTGTAATCATATGACTAACACGATCTAAATTAATTCGTAGATTAGTGGGGTGATCAACTTCTCCAAGCACAGAGTAACCTTTGCTAATCTGTTCATTTAGATTTGTTACTGCTCTGGCAATTTCGTGAGGGGGATAAACACGCTGATTGGCGTTTTTAACCCCACCCTCAATAAAGATGCCTTTCATATACAGGTCTTTGCCTTCATTAGAACGCATTGTTTCCATACGAGCCTGATCAAAGCTAAGATTTTCTGTTAAAAAAGGTCTCATTTTTATTCCTTACTTCTTTCCGCCAAGTTCAGAACGCTTATTAACACCAGCTGGTTCGCTAGTTACTGGCTTCTTAGCACCTGAAAAAGACTTTCCTGCGTCGCCGCCTGGAGAATTTTCGTACTTAGCTGGACCAAACTTTCCGTCACCCTTTGCATAAGCATTACTTGGCTTCTTGTATTGCTTATTATCTGGATCTTCGTTTGAGCCGCCTTGAACAAGATTCTTGGCAGTACCACCCATGTCATTCTTACCAGCTACAACACTTTTAGTGTTCTTCTCGCCAGTATTTTCATGATCACCAGTATTAGCACCTACGTTTTGACCACGTGGACTACCAGCAAAT